TTAAGCTCTGGTGAGCTGCCATAATACTTCTTCCAATCGCTCTCGCTTGTGACTCGACGCTTCCCTCCTCTAGGTTTACGTTTCTGTACAAAGTACTTTCTGCCAATGTACTTCTTGCCTGTTGTCTTATTAGTAATGAGGTAGACGTAACCGAAGAAATCGCCAATGTCGTCAGAAGTAAAAGGTTTACCCTCATATAGCCAGGGGTTTTCGTAAACTCCTCCTTCAGCCATTTCATCATTTTCATATCTTCACACTATGTATATGAGGTCTCTGATCCTGTTGTACCCACCAGTGCATCGAGCAAACATACAACGTTTGGAATAACACTAAGGATAATATAATTACTACGTTCGACCATTGAATTGTCATCTGAGTTTGCTCCATGTATCTTGCCAACCTTTTACTTCAATGACCTGACCTAATTTATTTTTGATAATCTTATCTGCTAATGGTCTATCATTTCCATGTTCATCCATCCTATCTCCAAAGAACGCTACATCGCCATCCATGAAGTCTCTAATAATTTGACTTTTATCACTTCCCTTATCTGATATATCAATACCTGTAACACCACCCACAAAGGCATGTAATTCTGGAAACTTCTTATTGAATCTATCAGCTATATCTTTTCTTTCATGTTTAATCTCATCCCAATCACTATAAACTAATCTCTCTACTTTATTTGCACCTCTACCTACGATACTAAAGTTGACACAGCCTGGTCTTTCCTCTATGTGTTGACCAGTTCTTACTGCAAAAGTGCTGTTGTGCAATTCCTCTGTAAGAAACTCTCTAGCTTCTAGAGGTAACTCCCAAGGATTTGTATAAACTCTAATATCACCTTCATATACATCATTCCCAGCACAATTATACACCCTCTTACAATTACAGTAGAGAAGGTGCGTAATTTGTTCTATAGTTTTCTCTCTATTACTTCCTGTTACCAGATACACTTCGTTTGCCAAGACAAAACTGTTGAAGAATATCAGGAAGTCTGCATCAATTTTCTCTCGACTAGGAGTGAGAGTTCCATCGACATCAAAAATGTATTTTGTCACGAATTACAAAAGGTTACATACACTAGTATAACCTATTTCCTCAGTTTGTCAAGCATCTCCTCCGTTGGATCCACCATTGCCACCATGAGACCCGCCATTGCCATTACCATTACCATTACCGCCATTGCTACCATTACCGTTCTTTCCTTTAGTTTCTTCTGATTCGTTTTCTGGTTTTAACATTCCACCATATCCTACACGATATCCTTTGGGAATGGGACGACATTTCTTCATATCATTACAATAGTATTCACCTTCACCACATTTTTTCTTTCCTTCACTGATGCCTGCTTTCCTCAATCTACTTGCCTGACTAGTGTGCATCTTCACTGCAGCGTCTAGTTCTTTAGCAATCTTCTTGACGTTTTTAGGAACTTCTTTTGTTTCAATTACAGGAGTATACTCATCCTTTAGATGATCTGGAATGATGTCAGACACATACTTTTGATGCTCTCTTCTCTGTAAGAGTCTCCTTCCTCTAGCACCAGCATCCATAGCTTTCATAGGCTGTTTCAATACTGCCTTTTTTCTTTTGACTGCCGCCACCATACCACCAAGTTTCTCAGAAATCAACTCACCTGTCTCTGGTTCGTAACTACAGTTCCATGCTCTGAGAGACTTGTTGATTCTAGAATTAGGATCTCTTGCAGTCTTCTTAGAAGTCAACTTCTTCTTCATACCTTTCATTCTTGCACAGAATGATTTTCTTCTCTTGTTACCTTTCTTTTTACTAGGTGCTTTCAAATCTGAGCCAGGATTCTCACGTTCGTAAGACCTACGACCCTTCTCATTCAAACCACCTGACTTATTCTTACCAGCCTTTCTTGTCCATGCTGCAGCCTCTGTCATAGGAGTATCAGGAGTGTAGTCTGCTGCAAGATTTCTATAGTCTGGTTCACCCTTCTTTACTGTTCCCTTTTTCTTTGCCATGTTGGCAGGGTCTTTTGGTTCTTCTTTTGGTTTGTTCCTTGTAGGATCAATAGAACCCTCAGTAAATTTTACAGGACTTGAAACAGTTCCCTTTCCATCAACGTATCTTGTGACTCTAGGGTTCTTTTCATCATCATTTCTAAAATCCTTATGTGTCTTCTTCCATTTTTTCCTTGACATCTCAACAGTTTCTTTCAACTTTTTCTTTCTAGACACCATCATATCTTGCAATCTATTTTTCTTAGAGATTGCAATAGCAGCCTGTTGTGCTGGATTTTTTGCCTCATGAACAACATCAATAGGATCATTAGTGAATGTACTGATGTTACTCTTCTTCTTCTTATCGTTGTCTTGTTTGTATTTTGTTGGTTCAACCTTTTTCGGTTGATTACCACCAGAACCATCTAGTCCTTTAGATCTCATCGCTCTTGCGATTGCACCACCTTTGTTACCTCTTGAGTACTCAGGAGATCTCTCCTTACCCTCACCCATCATTTTAGGACCGCCTGCTTTCTTCTCTGCAGCTTTCTTCTCATTAGGATTCTCATTGCCTATGGCAAGATTTCTCATCTTCTGTTTCTTCTGTGCATCCTTATGCTTCTTGGGATCAATCTCAAAAGATTCCTTTGTGGTCTTCTTTTTCTTTTTCTTCTTGACACAGTTTGGATATCTCTTACCAAACATAGTCTTCATACCTTTCTTCTCATACCCATCCCAGCAGTCCTCTGAAATTTCAGGCATGAAATTATCATTGATCTGAGTGGTGGGGTTCAGATTCTCTCTCTTCGCTTTATCTTGTCTCCTCTTCTTTTCTTTCTGTATTCTCTTGAGCATATGCTTATTGGATGGCATACTCTGATCCAGCTTACTAAACTTATCATGAAGTCTATCTAAGTTGATGTCAGTCTGCCTTTGCATCTTAGCATCTTCTAAGACAGCAATGAATTCTTCCTTTGAAAATTTCACGATCTTGTTACCTACAGCGGGTTTGAGATTTTTCCTTTCTGGATAATATTTATCCGTAAACTTAGATTTGATACCTTTTTCTGCTTGTTTCGCTGCAGTTTTCTTTTCCGCTCTGATCTTAGCAGCATCCTTTAAGGACATATCAGGATGATCTTGATGATTGTCAGGATGATTAGGATGCTTAGACTTGTCTTCGTTCATTCTTCTCTTTGCTTTGTTTCCTGATCCCCTATCACTTGTATCGTCAGGGATATTTTTGATTGCTGCTTTTGCTGTGGGAGGATGTATAGATTTTAGTCTTGCAATTCTAGATGATCCTCTACCACCGTATGCTTCATCCACTTTCTTTTTAGGTTTATCAGTACTAACATATGTAGGTTTTGCAGCACCTGACTTTGATTGTTGGCCTGGATCTGCTTTTTTCTTTCTCCTTGATGCAGATAATCTTTCTGCCTTAGTCATACTTGCACGTTTAGATGATGACACACACTTAGGAGTACCCTCGCCTGGTTCGTCACTAGCACAGGTTCCACCTGTAACTACATTGACCCAACCTTTTTTACCATCCTTAGACTTAGATTTACCAAACCAATCACGGAGGCCTTCTTCTGTGGTTAGTGTTCTAGCTCTTTTTGGGAGGGAACCCTTCATAGGTTTAGTGACTGCCCCTAGTGCCTTGTCCACAGTTCTTCCAACCATTCTACCTTTTAGTCCAGCGAGTTCACCACCAGCGATTGATCCTAAAACTCCTCCAGCGAATCCCCCTGCAGCAGTGCCTGCGAGAGGTACTGCACTACCAGCAGTTCCCATGGCAGCAGCACCACCTAAACCACCAGCTATACTTCCAGCAGTACCAGCCACGGCACCACCAATTTTTTCAAATCTTCCTTTTTTACCTTCATCTACTTCTTCTTGTTTTGATTTTAAATTTGATTTTAAAATTGCTGCACCAAATTTAACTATTGGATCCTCCTTCTTTTGATATCTTTTATCTAATTTATCAATAGTATGTTGATCGGTTGGACTATACCTCTCCTTTACTGGTGTCTTAGGAATCATGACAGGTTCAAACATCTTCTTCTTAGCCCAATCATCTGGAACCATGAGATGTTTGGTCTTAAATGCCATGTGTAAAACAGTGGTATCAATACCATTGTCCTTGGCAATCTTTTTCATCAACTCATCTACCTCATCATAGCTAGGGTAGTCCATCTTAACTAGACCGTCTTCCAATTCCTTGACGTAATCTTCGTTAAATGATTCTTTAGTCACTTTTTTCTCAGGTAATCCTTTGTGTTTAGTGGATGCAAATTTCTTTACATCTTTTTTCTT